AAACAATAAACTAAAATCTTCGTACTCAATTTTCTGATGAATATTAAATACTTTATGTAACAGCCTTAACCCTTTTTCCATCCCCTCCACACCTTCGGGCATATCCTGTAAGGCTAACATTAAGCCTAAACTCGGTTGCTCCGGTATTGTGAAAGTCTTATCTCCCAACTCAATCTCGTTTGTTTTTTCTTCAAATACGTCTAAGTTTAATACTGCCATAACTCTCCTATGTTATTTCATACGTTGCCGTAGCGTTGTTTATTTGCATCTGTATTGCATAACCTGTTGTAGTGCCTTGTAAACCCATAACATCAGTTTCAAATTCAAGTGCTATAGGATCGGGTCCTCCTACATCTGGCATTGGGTTTTTAATGTATACTTTCGGGAACCTTATAGCCATACTATATGTGCTTTGTGCAGCTGTTAAAGTTACTCCGGTGTCCATTATGATCTGCATTGCTACGCTCGTGGCCTGAGTATAACGATTATAAGCGGTCAAAGTATCGTATTGTTGAGTTAACTTTAAACCAACCGTTCTCATACCCGGAGGTAGAGCGTGTAAATTAACACTTCCTAACCCGCGTTGCTCTGTGAGGTTGTTCTCAACCGATACCTCGAAACTTTCAAATACTTCAGTAGTCCACGAACCGCCTATACTATCCGAGGTTTGAATTGTAATACCATCGAAGTTACAAGGGTTTATCGTAGTAAAAGCGGGAGTCAAGGCATCACTTGTAGATGTGCCTGATTTACCCATTAAATCGAAACTTGCTTTAACAACGTCCCCGACCTCACCGGATATTGTAAGAGCGTTAACTCTCATACCTGCGAAACTAAATTGATCCGTACCGCCTTTCCTGACTTGTGCTGTAAGTGCCACTGCGTTAGTTGCCGTTGTGGTAGGGCTGTTTAGTTCCATATTCCCTTCCCACAAAGTATGAGCGATTGCACCGGCTGCCAGAGTAGAACTTGCCATAGTACCGCCTAAAGCGTGACCACAAAGGATAGCAAAACCATCAGCACCAGGATTAGCGTCAACTTCAATAGTGCCTGATATAGTTTGATTTAAACTAACCTGTTTTTGTGGGTTACGTGTGGTATTTATAGAGTCAAGTTTCTTAGTCTCAGTCTCTCTTTTTAAACTCTCAGAATTGAACTCTAAAAAAGTAGTGCCTGTAACTCTCGTACCAAATGTTTCTTCTTGTGCTATTGCTAAATATGCGTCATACCCCAAATAAGGTGTGCTTGATCCGACTGCCATTTTATTCCTCGCTTACTTCTATACTCTGTTCGGGAGGTTTTCTAACTGACTTAACTTCCTCAAAAACAGGTCTTGAACCATTTTTAAATTTCATTAAATGTCTTTTTTCATCGTCTGTCACTTTTATTATGTTATCGCCTGACGGTAGTAATAAACCGCCTCTGTAATGCTTTAAAAAAGGAAATGAAAATTCCCTGTAATCTACGTATTTTAGTTTATGCATGAACCGCCTCCAATGGGTCTGTTGGTAAGTGTCGAATAATAACTTCCAGTACTTGTTTATTTGGTAATTCCCTGTTTAACTCAGCAGGGTCTTTAACACTTACGCTTATTGCTCTTGTGTTTAATATGTGGTCTATCTCTTCGGGTTCCGGTTGTCTTGCTGTGAATGTCTTAAGCAACTTGTCAAGGTTTCTTATGGGTACACTCAATAAACCCTTTTTAGTTGTCTTATATACTTTTCTCTTGCGCGGGGCTATCTCAACATTGATATAATCGCTTAACCATCTCACTGAAAACATAAGGTTATTAGATGTATAAACTAATTCTCCTGTAGGCTGTAGAACCTGATTGTGATTCATGTACCATCTTTTATCTGTGTCTTTATTGCAGTAATAGTTGTCATCTTCACCCCATGCGAAGTCATAACCAACCATCGTATAAGTATCATAATGAAGATAAGAATTAGCATATACTATAACCGAATTTCCTACGTTACTTGAGGCTTTTACAAGTTCATTAACTCCTGATAGCGGAGAGTAGATGTCCTGTGTTTTTATATTGTCCTCATTAACTACAAAAAATACATTTCCACGCCAGTTTTTTGCCCATTCAGGATTAGCACATACATTGAGTATTAAACTCATGTCCTTAGTCTGGTCGAGCCAGGGTTCGCAGTTTTCTTCGTAACTTATACCGGCATCTGCAAGAAATACAAATTTAGGTTTTACATCGTGGTCTAATAGATACCCAAATGCCTTATCAACACAAGCAATATCTACTGATGGGTTCTTTACTTTAAGTTTATCAACTTCATCTTCAAGGCTTGCACCGTAAGCCACACATATTAAATGCCTGCCTACACCGTGACCGAATATACTAAAATTACTCTTGCCTTTTGCTTTGAATGTCTCCCCGTTTAATTTTGCGTTCTTTTCCCATGTAGGACCCCACTGAGAAAATGCTCCTTCTGATTGCTTTTTTACCTGTTCTCCTGTTAACATATTATCCCCTTTTTTTAATCAATAAATTCATCCTACTCATGCTATTGTATGTATCGTTAGTGTATTCGGCTTCGTAGTTAATGGCAGTTACAATAACCGAATCCACAGTTGAAGAGAGAGTTATTTTATTACGGAATAAATCCTGTACGTTTTGAGTGAGTATCACAAGTTCGTCATCTGACTCCTCTCGTGCTTCTTCTTGTCCGATACCCCAATCAACAACACTTACTACATCTATATTTATTTCCGCATTTCTTCTTGTTGTGTCACCTAAAGAAGTCCAATCGTCTGAACTGCTTTTCATTTCTACAAATACAGCAGGGTACTCATAAACCATCAAAGGCTGTTTCGTAGCGGTAGCGCCTGAGATAACCTGTACCCTTTTCGCAAGACCTGACGATATATCAAGACCTGAAGTGGTTGTGTTGTTCTCGTTTATCAGCTCTTTAACCGCTGCTTTGATTGTTGTAACGTCTACTGCCATATTTACTCCGCTATGTATTCAAGTAACATTTGAGCGAACTTTAATTCTAACTTTGGGCTTAACCACATAAATTTTCTATGAGGTAATATTGGCGGACTGCCCTTTCTTGGCTCATTGCTATCATGATATTTGGCGTATTTAGTATTATTAAACACTTTCGCTGTAGTGCCATTATCGATAACTTTCCACCTGTTAGACAGTCTCAAAAGTCCGGAGTCTTGTAAAATTTTAGGGTTCTTCTTTCTCTTGCCCTTCCTTCTCGACTTGAATGTTGTGTCCGTTAATGGTTCCCATTTGCCGTCTGGTCCTTCTTCCGCTCTAAAGTGTGCAATGACATCTTTCCATGCTAATATCGCCACCTTTTCAATCCCACGTTTAGGGTTTTTGGCTCGCTCTTGCATACTATTAAATCGTTCTCTCGCTTGTTTAAGTCCGAGCGCTTTTAATTCTATGCCTAAACCCGCAGTCATCTTTCACTCTCAACATCGTCAAGTAAATCCTGATCGAAGTGCCATTCAGTAGGATCGTCCACATTAAAGAAAGGACTATAATTCATATTACTCGATTGAATTATATCGCTCGCCTGTGAGTCTCTTGTGGATACCGCGGAACCTGAAGTGTCAACAAGGTCCAACTCACCGTCTTTAATCTCATTCAATAAGGCCATAGCCTCATCAAATTCGTCAATCCATTCTGTTCGGTTCTGATTGTCTTGAGAATAGAACGATATCAAAGTTTTAACAGCAACCATGTCTTCTGCTATACTACGAATCAGCGGAGGTACAGGGTCAAACGGTAAAGCATAACGTCTCGCACACTTACCGTCTATAATACCGTCACACCTTGCTATATGTTTAGTGATAACCACAGAAACCGCGCTCCAACCGGACACCGTTGTGGTCTGTGGAAATTTAGGGTTGTTTAATACAACCGCTGTTAATGAACTATAAGCCATTAGTTAACCTTTTAGAAACTTTTTATCGATACCGTTATCATAAATAACATTACCGTTTTTCAATATACCTTTGATTCGTTCTTTAACTACGCCGTTCTTATACTTAACACGTTCTATTATTTTAGTCTTAATAGCGCCGTGTAAGTCTTTAGTTTCTCTTTTATCCTGGATACTGCTAACTACATTCTTATCAGCATAAGCATCTCTTTTAGCCTGTGCGAGTGTTTCAGTAGTTGCTTCTGGTTTCTTTGATTCTGCTCTTTTCGGTTTGTCTGACATTTAATTTTCCTTTTTCAATATGGTTTGTCGGAGCGGTCACGCTATGTGACCACTCCAACTCAACCTTAATTTACGCTATACTTGCTGTCTTAACTAAATAAGCACAGTTACTTCCTACTACTTTCGGAATGGCTTTTGTCTGAACTTCTACCCACCATCCTTCTCTTGCTTCTGATCTATAACGCTTGACTTTATACGGATTGCCTTTCGTCATTTTACGGAAGTTCTGAACCGCTGTCATAGCTTTACGGCCTGACATTGGAGACATATATGCAAATAATGCATCGTTGCCCCAAAGCGCAGTCTGTGTATCTGTTTGGCCTTCTTTGTTAGTCTGATAGATTGACTCACCTACGAAAACCTTTTCAATGTCCATCATAGCGCTGAGGATGTCTTTCGTTACGAACTGTCTCTCAGTATAAGCTAAACGTGTCCAAAGATTCTGGTTTTCT